TTATGGCAGTTGGCTGGCGAGCGGCGCTTTCTCCAGCGCGTCAGCACACTCTACGGTAGGCCGGGTCACGCGTTCCAGCGTCATCCCATCGTACTCAAGCAGGCTGCCATCGCGTTCGAGAGAATAGATATCGAGCTTGCTGGTCACGTTGTAAAAATCATCTGAACGCAGCATGACTTTACCCGGTACCGCAATCACCCGTTGCCACTGGCGACAATCCAGCGTATCGCCCTGCGGGGTCACCACCAGGGAAGCGATGGCCTCCGGGCTGACCAGTTTGCTCTGTGGCCCTTTCGTCTGCCAGTAGCCCGCCAGACTGGCCGGAACCGGATGTTTAACCACATCCTGATAGTTATCAACCTGCATACATCCGCTTAAGGCCAGCAGCGCACCAATAATTGCTATTTTTTTCATCATCTTTCTCACATGAGAAGAAAAAAATATTGTGGCATTAAAGCGATGAGGCCGCCAGCCTGATAAAACCTAAACCTGCATGGACATGATATGACTGTGCACTTTTTATAAACTATGAAGATCGCCCAAGAGCACACTAAACAACAGTGGGTTAGATACTTTAGAGACGCCAGTCGTCTAAGTTCAGCTTAGAACGAGTGCTGTTTCATGCCCCATATATGCCCCATCAAATAACCGGGCAGTCATCACTACCCAGCGCCCGGTTAATGAAATACGTCACACGACCCATGACTTCAGCCTCTTCCATGACCTCCCCCTCTATCGCCTCACCATCACTGGTTATCAGCGCCCTGCCCTGAAGCTTTGCAAACTGAGTGCTGCTGCCAATGAGTATCAGCAATACCTCTCCATCCCTTAACCTGTGAACTGGCTCTATGATGGCGTAACCGTCAGCTGTCTCAACGATTCTGCTATCGCCGGTCATGCACAGACTGGCTGGTGACAAGCGCTGCTCAATAAAATCCATTGCCGGTGACGGAAATCCCATGTCACAGCCCTCCGTTCGGGTTGTAGAGCATGAACAGGCGGTTCTCACCCTCATTGGGGGAGATGTCCTTGAAGGTCGTGACGTAATGCTCGATCCACTGGTTAGCCTCATGTAGAGACCAGTTCCAGTTAATCTTAGCGAGCTCAGTCACAAAATCCTGCGTCGAAACTGTTTTGCGACCGCTAGGCTCTCTCTTGATGGCTGCCGTGAACGCGCCTGGTATTTCGTATCTTCTTCCCATGATATTCACTCCGTGATTACTGTATATATATACAGTATCAGTTAGGGAAAGTGTCGATCAAGTAGTTCACAACTGATAGTATGCTTCCCATCATGGTTTTTAACTTGGTTTTTTGTCAGGCAAAAATGGTACATGTGACAAAAGAAAAAGAGATAAAACACACAAGTGTCTATACCTATAACATTTAAATATATTATTTAATGAGGGCCATATGATTAGCGTTGTAATGCCGGTTTACAACTCGGAAAGGTATCTTCCTGAAGCTTTACAAAGCATACTAAATCAAACTCATAAAAACTTTGAGTTTATTTGTGTAAATGATGGGTCTACCGATAAAAGTTTAGAGATTCTTGAGGAATTCGCAAAACGTGACGCAAGAATTATTATCATTAATCAACCTAATAAGGGTGTTGTAAGCTCTCTAAATCTTGCTATATCGCTATCAAAATACAACTATATTGCAAGGATGGACTCTGATGACATATCTCACCCAACTAGGTTAGATAGGCAGATAAAGTACATGAATAGTAACAAAGATATATCTATTCTAGGAACTGCTTATAATTACGTTGACGTCGATGGAATGGTGCTTAATACAAGAAAGCCACCACAAAATGATTCAAGAATAAAGGGTATGCTACTTTTTGGATCGCCATTGTGCCACCCATCTGTTATGTTCAATAAGCTATTGATTGGGCAGGATTTATATTACGACAATGACTTCACACACTGCGAGGACTATGAGTTGTGGACTCGACTTTCTGGGAAGGTAAAATTTGGGAACCTGCCAGATGTTTTATTAGACTACAGAATTCATGGGAAAAGCGTTTCTCGTGAGAACCAGGAGCTACAAATTGCAAACAAAGTTAAATCAATAAACAGGAATCTTTTAAGGTCACATAGGGGTATAAAGCAAGACAATATTGGAATTTCAACCATTCTTGACCAAAAGGACAAATCCCACCTTTTGTTTCAAGTGGCTTACCTCATAAGAAAAAAGCTTAAGTGAAGATAAAAAGGCGCGCATGCGCCTTTTTATGTCAACCCACAGCTACGCCTATTGAGGCCTGAATATCACAATGCTATCTGTTGCTATTGCCCCTGCATATGTAATAACAAGGTTACCTCCGCTCACTGAGAAGCTACTAACCACTGCCTGCAAGCTTCCGTTACCAGTGCTTATCTGAGCATCAACTTTCGAACCGGTAATCGTCCCAGCTGTACACGCGACAATGGCGCCGTATGTAATCCCGGCACCATTGCGGGTGCTAATCTGCAACCATTCTACGAAAGTATTAGAGCTTCTGTTGAAGTTTGGGAAGATTTCCACCAGGTCCGCAAGAGGAACGCTTACCGTGGTTGATCCTGCAGGAACACCAAACCTGGCCTCCTTGTGCGCAAATGGAGTCAGTGCAGATGGTCTCGCCTGGTAGGCTGCGGTGTAACCATTTGACCTCTGCATTTTACCATCAGTAAAGTCTAGATATCCCTTTGTATCCCTAGTTGAATCTATCCTCAAAAATGAACCAGTGTCTACCAATGACCCAGCAGGAGTGGTGGTTGATCCATTCCAGAACGTTAGTAGCGGAACGCGAATATAAGCGCCAGACCCCTGAATGGTAAATAGCCTGGTCCTTTGTGTTCGCAGCGATAGAGAAATTGTTGCAACCGCCTGTCCACTTACCAGAACAACTGGGTTTGGCGTTGTTAGCGTATCGTAGGTATTAAGGCAAAGGGTCGCTGTGCCCCCAACTAACTGCAAGTAGGCATTGGCTGAAGATGAAGGGCTTTCTGCACCAATGTCACCAACAACATCGCACTCTGAAAAGTAGTAAGCAGATCCACCCGCAACGCTCCCTGCTCCATCACATGCTGCCGACTGGAAGTTTATGTATTGGCATTTCTCCATATGCCATCCATCCATTTGTGCGTACGCGACATATGAACTGCTGATGTGAAGAGATGTGGCCGTTTGCACTGCGGGAGCTACTGCACCAGTGCTGGTAAATCGAGCAGAGTCGTAAAACACTCCGTGGTTAGTATTCTCACTGAATCGGCAAAGATTAATTTCGCCCAGCCAGGCCGATTTAACCCAAAGACCGCTTTTGCAACCCCTGGTCAGAACCTTTTCGATTTTATATCCGACAGCCTCGGCAATATAAATACCTACAGGACGATCTCCGATCGGGGCAAGGTGACAATCAATATACCCACCCTGCATCTCCCAATACCGGCATTGGGTTCCTCCAATGAAGAAGACGCAATTTACGTTACCTTCAATATACGCCCCGGCACCGGCGATATAGGTAGCGAACCCTGTCGTCGTCGTTGTCGTTTTGGCAAGGACGCAGGATTTCAAGTCTACTTTCCAGTAAACCTGACTCATGAGCTTAATTGGCGCGTCAATCAGATACCCAATATTGTTACCATCGGCTACGGTGATGCGATGCAGGCTGTCAAACATGCGCTGGAACGCGTCAGATGCAACAACTGCCCCGACAGCAACACTACCATCTTCCGGTACGATGTATGGGATTGCCCCGAAACCTTCAACGGTTACTGAGTCCTGGTCTACTCGCTCCCAATACCAGGACGTGCTTACAGTGGCGATTACGCCGCCGTCATCGGCTGGAACACTAACCATGCCTACTGTTGAACGCGCTACGAACTGACCACCGCCTGTACGTCCATTTTCATAATAAGACTTGAGAAGAATTCGCTGTCCATTTACTTCGGGAACGACTGTGCGTAACTCAGCAAATGATTTGACCTGGCCTACCAGCTTGAATCCATCCTCTCCAGACAGGTCTTGCCTTAACTGATCGGGGGCATATTTGAGGATGTTCGGAAAATAAAACTGTTGGGTGCCATAGGAGTCGTAAACAGCCATGCTATGGTTTTGCACAGTGACGAACTTTGCTATCTGCCCGTTATAAACTGGGTAGCCGCCGGCATTGATGATGATTGGTTGTGACGTTGGTATTAATGCTGATCCATCTTCTGGATCCATATATACCTGAATTCTGTTTGCAGGATTTACAGGGTCTGTATCTGGCAGGCCAATATAAACCTGGCCATTCGATACAGCCTTAAAAGAGCGTGATAACGTGAATAGCTGGCTAGGCATCCCTACCACTACGTTGGCTGTGATATCTGACATTTACTGTGCTCCGGGCGCAGCAAAGCCGCACAACAAATGTTGCGCAGCGTTGCGTTAAGGTCGGTTATAATTGGTTAAAACAGGGGAGGATTTATGGAACGAGACTGGTTGAACTTTGCATTCTTAATCTTCGGCATCTGCGTAGGCTTAGCTTTATTCGCTTAACGCCTCAGATTTCGCACCCTGAGCGAATGAGTTAACTACCCGCTCAGCATCAGATAATGCTTTCTCAAACGCCGTAGATCCTCTCGGAGTATTTGCCAGACGTAGCATTGCATTTCGCGCCGGCTCACTCTCATACACCCTGGAAAGCAACGCATAGCCTCCACCAATTGCAGCAACTTTAGGATTCACTACAGATCCTATCCCCATGATAAATGGAATAGCTTGCTGCCCTGTAGGTGTAGTAACCCCAGCCTGTCCAGCTCTCTTCGTAGACTCAAGGTAGTTTTTCAGTCCTTTCAGATAAGCCGCATCTCTTCCTTTGAACGTAATCCCCGTCTGGTTAGACATCAGGTTAACCTGGCGCAGGAACTGGTCTGGTGAGCCACCCGATTTCTCCATCGCTTTGCCAATTATGCCGTTACGCATTTGAGCTCGTCCTGTCTGGCCGACTGAGCGATAAAGATTCTGGACTTCGGATTTGTTTTTGCTGAAGAGCATGTTATTGACCACCTCAGGAGTGAGGTCGCCCTTCATTATCACGTTCTTCAGTCGCGTATTCTGAAGTTTGCTTGCCTCGTCTGCGTATACCGCATTGGCCTGCTTGTAGCGACGCAGCGTGTCACTGCCAAGATTCTGACCGATCGCACTATCAATATCGCCTGTCATGGCCTTATAGACGCGCTGCACCGCAGCATCAGAGCGGTTGGGCATGACAACGCGCTCACCTTTGACATCCTGTCGGAATTGACTCCTTAAACCACTGAGTTGATGCAAATCCATTGCCATGGGCCCGCTGGCTCCTGCATTTCGAGTCAGTTCATCCCGGTATGCCTGCAACTTGGAGATTGTTTCGTTATCAGCAACCTTTCCAAGTTTCTGCAGACTGGCAATCTCAGTATCAATTTGCTGCAACGCCCTTGATGGCTGGATATTTACACCAGTCATGGCGCTCTGCACCCGCTCAAGGCGATTGCCTGCGGCTTGCTTAATCCCGGCAGTCTTCGCCTTCAGGCTGCCAATAACAATTGACGGATCGTACTCACCAAACCTCGATGCAAATTCATCTACCAACTGGCTGCGAGCTTCCTGCTGATTGGCTCGCATGGTGCTAGTGCCGGCGAACGGAATGTTTTCAGCGGTAGTCTGAGCCATCCGGCCTACTCTTGAGTTCGGCGGCAATACATCGGTCGTGTGCAACGGAACATCAGCAGAGTCAGCGAAGCGGATCGCCTGCTGCGCCTCCGGAGAAATAGCTCCTTTTACGCCGCGATATGCAGCACCTGCAGCTCTCCCAAGCTGATTAATAGCACCACCTAGCACAACGCCAGTACCGAGGTCTGTAGCAAGTGCCTCAGGGTTATTCTGCTCGCTATTGGCAGCCATGGATCCAACGGCATTCTCAGCCAGGAGGCGTGATGCTCCTTGCGCCACACGTCCAGCAATAGTTGGTGCCTGAGTAGCTGCCCGCTCTGCCCCTGCCGGGGTCAGGTAAGGAATAGCTTCCGCAAATATCTTTCCTTCGGTGGTCTGAGGCGTTAACGATCCAGGCTGCATACCAAAGTCTTGCGCGAGGCCTTCAGTGGTTACTCGTGGGGCTGGTTGGTAGGTTCCATCTCCCATTCCAAGCTTGTTACCAGCCCATGCGCCTGCACTCACTACTGCATCAGCGATAGAGGCTGGAATATTGGCAAGGTTAACGCCAGCCTGAAGAATCCCGCGTCCAGTCTCTGCCGCCGCATCACCCAAGTCTGACATGAACCCACCCTGTTGCTGCGGTTGTTCTGCCGTGGGAGATTGTTGTGCTTGCAGTGGCTGGGACTCAGCCGTTGGTACTGGATACGCAGCATAGAACGCCTGTTTAGCCTGCACTGCATTGCTGCCAGCTTGGGGAGCAACAACCTCATTGAAGTATTGCTCCTGCGCCTGAGCTTTCTGTTCTGGCGCCAGTGCCTGATATTGCTGAGAGGCAATAACATCCTTCCATGCCTTAGCCATTAATCACCCCACAGTGAAGAGAACCCGGAACTTTGTTGACGCGCTGGCTGCGACGGCTGAGATTGGCCGCCGCCGACGTTTACGTTGTACTGCTGGTTGTACTGGTCGGTATATTGCCGTATGTTTTTAACGGATTCTTGAGCTGACTCAGGGCTTGAGAAATCTAATTGCGGCATGCCCTGGAAATACATTTTCGCCTCTGCGACGGTATTAATTCCGCTAGCTCCCATATCTCGTGCAGCAGCAATGCCCTGGTTCTGCATTTTCCCCTGAATTCGTTGCGCTGCGTTATATAGCTTGCGCTGCTCTCCTCCTGTAAGGCGACTACGGTAATCAGATCCCAGCGCCGGTGTACCATTACCTCCTGTTACACCTGTTAGGAAGTCCAAATCCCCAGCCTGAGCGTCGGCGCCTTCTATTGCATCAAGATCCTTTGCCATTGCGTAATTCTGAGCGGAGGCTGCAGATGTCGCTGGGGCAGCAATAGCACTGGCCGGCACCCTTACCATGTTCCCGTTGTCATCAATACCTTCGTAGAACGCATTCGCTCCGGCACCGTGTAGCTTCCCTCCCACGTTAACAGTTCGGCCATCTGCTAACTGAACCACTCGACTACCATCAGCGGCGGCCATTGTTCTGGCGCTTGCTCTCTGGTTCGCCATATCCTGTGCACGTCGAGCAGTTGCGGCAGCTACATCCTGACCACGAATCGTGTTCGCTTCTGATGCCCGATTGCTTCTCGCTGTTTCGTCAATCTTCTGCTGGTTTTGTTGTACATCAAACTGCTTATCAACTGGCATGGTTGCCATGCGTGTGGCGTTAAGCAGGCTGTTGAACTGCTGCGGATCTTGTTGGTATAGCTGAGCAGCCTGGTCAGGGGATACGCCGAGGCTAGCGAGAGCCGGGGCGTTTTGCTGAATTGCTAGCTGAACTTGCTGAGGATTCCCACTGGCAGCAGCAACAGAAAGCTGATTAAGAGCACCATTCACAAACGAAGCATGTTCTGCACCCTGAATGCCGATTTCCTGCTGGATGTTCTGCGCGTATTCAGGGAACTGACGGCGCAGGGCTGGAAGTTGGTCAGGTGTAGCTGAGCCAATGGCATCATAGAAGCTTTGGCGACGGATCTGATCCGCCTGAGCCTGCTCATTTGCCAGAGATCTCTGCTGGATTTCTTCCTGCAAACCCTTTAATTGAAGACCCTGGGCAAATCCGTTTCCAGAGGTGTAGTCGATCGGGCTAATTGCCATCATTCCTCCTTAGAACAAGCCTTTTACTATGTTGCCGACGCCCGTTCCGAACGCCTGCCCAGCGCTAGTTCCCGAGAGGAATCCGAGCCCTTGCGTAATGGCTTGTCCATTTGCCAGATAATTACCAGCCTTGGCTGCACCAATCTGCGACACGTTATCCCCATAGCTATTGGCGTAATTACCCGCCGCAGCATTGGAGGCACCTGCAGCCGACAATCCAACGTTCGAAAGCCCCATCAATTGCTGATATATGTTATTTTGCTGGTCGGTCATCATGCTCAGGTAGTTCTGCCCAAGCTGTGGGGCGATAGCTGCCAACATGTTGCCGGTTGCGGTCGAACCAAGACCACCGGTTGCCTCTGCGGCATTCAGTCCCTGATACCTGGCCTGATCTGATAGCTGCTGGTACTCCGGGCTGGAAAAATAGGATTGCAGCGAAGCATTGCGGTCGATTGGGTTTCCCGCGATACCTGTCAGACCGGTTAGCGCAGTTTGCCCTGCTGTCAGCCAAGGGTTTAGTCTCGCCTGCTGTTCTCGGTAAATCTGTAGATTGGTTGCGTTACTCTGGTTGGCGGCCTTTACCTGCGCATCAGCTGCCTGGTTGGCACCTGTGATACCGCCAACTACACTCCCTAAAGCATTTCCAATACCTTTAGCTATGCCGCTCATTTGCGAACCTCTTCATTAAAATCAACTCTCCGCATGTGTCGTCTATGTACTCAACAACACCGCGCCATGTTTCGATAAATCCGAACCTACGAGCCAGATTGCACACCTGATTGTGCTCAATGCGGATTGGTGCATGAACCTCACGGTTTCCGATTAGCGAAAGGACATCAGATACCGCCTCCCGGCATCGGTATCGCTCGCCTGGCTTCATTGCCATGTGCAGGTCAACGTGGTCGCCGAAATCCATGCAAACGAAGATGCCCACGCCATTCCAGAGAAGGTGATCGCCCTCGACGACAGGGAATGATGGGACGCCCCATAGACGCATCAATGCCTGCCCGGTAAGGGCATCGATTTTTGTGAGCATGCCGTCACCTAATTGATCAGTCCGTGGATTCTGTTATCGTCCTCCAGAGCCTTAATTCTTTGCCGTGCCTGCTGAAGGCCGGTTGCCAAAGCCTGGATTTCTGCTTGTGAATAAGTGGTGCCAATCGTATATGCCTGACTGGAGTTGAAAGAGCCTCGTAGTGCAGTACCGGTTGCTGCTGTCCATCCGGTTTGCCTGGCGCCGACAACCTTAGTACCTCCTACTGAATATGACGTTGTTACATTCAGTGGAGACGACAGTGATTGCGAGGTCGTTATTGACTTGGAGACATAATCTCCTTGCAGGTTATCTATGTCGGCTTCAGCCGTCGACACTCGACTAGTCAGGTTTGACAGGTCAGTCTGGATGGTTGTGATTGCGCCTTCGGCATTGGTTACACGAATTTCCAGCGCTGAAATGGCTGAGGTGTTAGCAGCAATCCTGACTTCGTGATCGTCGACTTCTATTCGCAACTGCTTAATACGTGATTCGTGGTCAGCAATGATCACATCCTGCTCGTCATTCTTGATCTGAGCCTCATAAGCGCCCTGTCCTGCTTCGTTCGCCTTTCCTGCAACGTTGGTAAAGTCCTGGGACTGAGAAAGAATGTATTGGGTATATGCCGGGCTTAATCCTGCAGGAATTGAAGAGGCGTTAAGACTTACCGCCCTGACTATGACGGGCTGATTTAGTGAGTCATCTGCCATCACTCTATCCTTACCTGTGCGCCAGACAGCGTAACAGGAGATTTGGTTACAACCCTGACCTTGAACCCTACGTTCTTGCGCACTCTTCCGACTCGCTTCCAGATAACCCGCTTGTCATAAACAAAGGGGGCGTTTTGCTCAATCATCTGTTCACGGCCGTAGTTAATGCCATCTGTAGTAGCTGAGATAAAAAGTCGGTCTGCATACTGAGCCACTCCGGTAGACGACTCCAGCTCGAAATCGAATACTCTTGCGTTATCTGCCTTGAAGAGAGGCGTATATAACAAATGCTCCTGCTGCTCTCCATATTGACTGGATATGTCAAACTCAAGCTTCCCTTTCACAGGCTTTGTTTTATCTGCACAGGTAATCAAGTTACCCTCGTACATGAAATCAATAGCCCGGTAAGCATCGTTATAAAGACCGGTCTTCAGAATGCTCCATTGCGCCACTCCCTGGCTTGCTGCTCCGTCATAAACCAGAACATGGAGCGGAAGGTGTATCAGCAGAAGCTCATGCGAATCGAACCTCATGGTTTCCATTACCGCGGCGCCAAGCTGCTCTGCAGTGTATGACCTGAGTATTTTCTCAATACTTGATGTGGCGATCGGCGTAGTCCTGCCTGAGTCAACCAGATAGACAGATGGAGCGCCCGTAGCGGGATTGCTGATAATGGCGTAAGCATCCATAAAGGCACATTTGCAGTGTGTGCCGGCTATACCCTTTGGCACCATGTAGGCCGGGTTCGCAACGTACAGTGCTGAGCCTGGTGTACTGGTTCCTGTCAGGGAGAAGAATTCGATAGTGGATCGACCAAAGCAAACCACAAAGTCTCTCCATGTCCCAATTCCCAGAATCCCATCTGGCTGCGACTCTGCGCGATACTCTGCAGCATAGCGATCCGGGTGAGTTTCATCATTAACATCTGAGACGAACCATGAATCAGAACCATCCTTAGCCCATGCGTAACGACCTCTTAGTCTTGTTACGTCCCTGGCAGAACCGAGCTCATACTGGGTATAGCCGCTGTTGACTGGCCAGTTATCTATCGTGATAACGACGCCGTCGTATCTGTACTCAACAACCTTCCCATCAACACACACCGCCTGTGATGTTCGGCTATGAGCCATCGACACTCTTGATGAGCCAGATACCTCGCCCACGCTTACCTCTGCGCGGTATAGCTTAGATCCGATGACCCTATAGACCACGTTCTGAGAAGTGTTGAATTCAGCGCCTCGTGAAATTCCATCTACGTCAGCAATTTTTGCGATACCCGGGAAGGATCGGAGATAACCGTTACTGTTAAGCACCTCTTTCGGCGTGGCCAGCATGTTGACCGGAAGCAGGTCGACATAATCAACGTTGCGGTAGTCTTTACCCGTTCCCTTCATCAGAGGGAGTTGTTGGATCGGCATCTTTAACCTCACTCCGATGGTAATAATAAATACCGTTGCCGGTTGCGAGCCTGTTACCCGAGCCCACTGGCATTCGGCTGGGATAACCACTCCCCTTCAAGAGTGAACGGGCTTTCGATGCCGCGGATATCTTCACCAGTTGCTCTTTACCGTACCGCGCAGTGGTGACTATTTTAGCGTTGGCCTCAATTGCGTAGTCCGGGGCGACGCGGCATGCCAGGTTGAGGATCACCGCGTTTAGTGCGTTCCTGCTCAACCCGTGGGCGTCACCTGCATCAGGGGGGTAATCTTCGTCAGCAAAGATATAGCCGACATTGAGTCCTGACGCGTCTGTACCTGACCACTCAGCCATCATCATCTCGAGGTCGTTTACCCCATCTTCTACCGATTGAGGCTCGACATCGGTCAGCGTGGCACTGGAGGCGACGCCCAACTTGCGAAGCGCGGCGAGAACCACATCGCCTTTAGTCGTCAGATTCATCGCTTTCCGCCTTAGTTTTGCGGGTGCGTTTAATTGTTTCCTGCCCTGGCTTTTCAGCCTTAACTTCATCAGGGTGCTTGTGCCAGCCTTGCTTCAGACGTTCAGCCACTTCATCTTCTCGCACCACGATTGTCTTATATTCCTTGCCCCAGACACGTGTCCCTTTCCCGTGGCGGTATAGCATTACGCTCATGATTATCTCCAGAATAAAGGGGCCGAAGCCCCTTCTGATTTAGCCTTCAATAGCGGTTGCTACATCCTGATTGGCCAGACCGACGCCGATAGCTTCCGGGCGTACAGCTGATGCTGCATACCACAGGGCGATACGGCATTTCCCGCCGAGGATGTTGATGTCACCCTGGAAAGCGATCACACCGTTCAGACCCACTCCCGGAATGCTGAAGCTGCGAGACTTCATGCCAGCAAACAGCTCATGCTCCAGCGGGATAGGCTGCGATACCAGGCGGATAGAATCATCAGCCCAGAACACGTTTGTAGGTGCGGTATCGGTGTTGAGAACGCTTACCGCCGCGCCAGCCGCCAGTGAGGTGTTGACGTTGGCATAAGCACGCTGCTCAGCAGTCAGGGAGGTGTCATCAAGTGCTACCGGCTTCGGAGTGATGGTCAGAGCGTTACCGTTAACCGCCACAACGGAGAACGTCGCATCCTGAACCAGGACGTTTTTAGCCATCTGAGACAGGAATTTAACGCCTGCGAAGGAAATCTTATCGCCACGTTTAAAGCCGGTGCCAGAGCTTACGTTAACCACAGCAACGCGGTTATCGACGTTCTCTTTGTTGCCATCGGTATCGATGCGCCAGGCTTCAGGCTTGAACTTCTGAGCACCAGAAACGGTAACACCAGTTGCAGTTGAGCCAACCAGTGTCGGAAGTTTCGGTGAGCGCAGAACATCGTCAAAACCTGCTACCTGCTTCTGGATTGTACCGTTACGGTATGCATCATCCTGAACGCGGCCGTAGAAGTCTTTGCCGGCCAGATCTCGTCCCGCGCCACGATAGTCATTGGCGTTGAAGAAGAACGACAGGCCAGAATCGCGGTTTAGTTCGCGAGCAAACATCAGGGATTCAGCTTCAGAGATGAAGTCCCAGCCAGTGTTAGCGTTGCCGATCGGGCCGGTGCTGGTTACTACCAGCGAGCCCATTTCAGCAGCCTGGCGAGCGATTTCAGTTTCGACGTTGTTCGCCAGTTTCTTGGCGGACGCCTTAATGCGGCGACGGAACGTGTGCTCATCACGGACTTCGTCAGCACGAAGCTGGAAGAAGTCGTTGTCCGGCTCGTTGAGGTTTACCTTAACGGACAACTCCAGCAGGTTGGTTGCTTTGTCAGTCAGGTCCCAGCCCTTCTGGGTCGGCGCTTCCTGCTCTACCGGCATCCATACGGTATTACCAGAACGCTGCATCGCTGCGCCAGAAAGCGTGTATTTGTTTACGCGCTCTGCCATCGGGGTCAGGTTCGTTACGGTTTCCACCACCTCGTCGATTGCGTAGGTGATCATTTGACCTTCGGTTAATGCCATTATCGTGATCCTTTATTTAATTGCGCCTTCAGCTTGCGATACGTCTCCACGTCCCCTTTCTTTGCAGCAGCATCCATCTGTTTCTGAATCGCAGATGTGTTTGCTGCTACAGCGCTGGCCTGAACAGGCTCATCAGCAGGAGGTGCAGAGGAAATCGCATTGCCGCGAGGCTTGAGAGTTAATTTTTCGGAAAGCCGAGCGAGTTCAATCAGCGCCATTTGCCCGTCCATAGACAGCAGCTGGCGAAGCTTCTCTGGGTTAGCGCCCAGGTGGTACATCAGGGCTGGTGATTTCTCAGGGAACAGACGCATCACATCGACTGCCACGTTAGGCGGTACCAACTGCATGAATGCGTCTTCTTTGTCCTGATAGTCAGCGATGTTTAGCTTCTCCGCTGCGTCGTAATGATTGCGGGCATGCTCAGCGTATTGCGCTGTTTGCTGGGTAAATGCCTGAGTCTTGCGCCCCTGTTCGGCTACGGCATTGCTGCGTGCGTCCTGTGCTTTAATGAGCCATTCAGTGTTGGCGGCATTAAAAGCAGCAAGTGCGCGGCTTTGGTCGTATTCGTACTTAGCCAGACCTTCGTCTGAGAGGAAGGCGTTGATATCAGGCTGGGGTGGAAGGTCAGGGTTTACCCGTAGTTCCTCCGGCAGCTCTCCGCGCTTCACAGCTTCCATCTTTTGCTCAAGCTCACGCTGGCGCTTTCGCTCAAGGCGTTTAGCTGCGAAGTGTGCGTTCGTTGCCGGGTCTTGTTTTGGCTTGCTCTCATCGTCGTTCAGGACAATCTCAAAGCCTTCGTCCGTCCCTGCGTTGCCGTTGGCATTATCAGCAACTAAGCCATCAGCGGATGCCGCCGCCTGATCGCCGGGCAGGAGTTGTTCTTCAGAGGCCTGAATTTCGGTGGGTTCGTACATGATTAACTCTCTCTTATTGAGGTATCTCGGCTACACCGCCGGTGGGGAAATTTTGTCTCTGCGATTGCAGGATGTTGGCAATGTCCATGCCTTGTTTATGACGCTGGTCGTTGCCTTTCAGGATTAGTTCAGCGTTGGCGCGAGCGTCGTCGCTGCTGTTCTGCTGGAAAGAGGCGATAGTTTTAAGGAATTCCCGGAACTCTGCCTGCTTATCGAGATCCATTCCGTTGAAGATTTCAGCAATCTTCGCAGCGTTGAGTTGGTTCTGGGCTTCAACCTTAGCGGCTTCAACCTGAATCTGTGCCTGCTTAGCTTGTGCGTTAAGAAGATCAGCCTGACCGGTAAGAAGCACACCCTGCGCCTGAATCTCTTCCGGGCTTGGCTGCTGCGGCTGGTTCTGGGCCTCCTGCATCATCTGAATCTCTTCAGGCGTTTCAGGTTTCTTCAGTCCCATCATGACGAGTTGTTTATTGGCGTACTCACGCATCAGTTCAACGCCCTTACCATCAAGCAGGGTGAAGTACTGAAGTAGAAGCATCTGCCACTCAGGGGTGCCAGGCGGAACCTTCGCGAGAAGCTCCTGAATCTCAGCGCGGTTCTGCTCTTTCATCGACTGGAATGACGGACCGGTATCCGTGTAGCACTCATAGCGGCCACGGATATCGTTGGTCACTACATGCTGACCGGTTGAGAGGTCAACCATCTCTGAATAGAGCTGCACGTCTTTCTCGGTGCCGTCTTCAAGCGTGATGGTTACCTGCCGCGGAACGTCGTACACATCGTTAACCATGGATGCGTAAATCTCGCCATCACGGCGCATCGCAGTAGCGAGGTTATCCTGAAAGACGTATGTCTCAAGGTCTGCCCGCATGTTCAGCTGATTGACGGTGTCGAACGCCACCTGGCCGTTGGCTGCCTGTGCATCAACGCCAAGCGTTGCCACCTCTTTTACGGCTGCCGTGGCAGCTTCTAGCATGTAAGCGTTGGCCTGCGGAACTTCGGGGTTTTCCATGTAGGCGATTGGTCCTACCGGGAAGTCTGTGCCGTTCTCATCCTTTTGGTTCTGCAGGTAGTACGGATAGTCATCACTGTCAGCGTACATGTGCTCATACCCTGCGATCTGCTCAGGGAAGAACACAGGCTTCTTGCGAGGGTTGCGGGCAACGATGTCTGCGTTGAACGACATAATCATGTTGCGCAGGCGCTGGCCGTCTTTCGTCAGCCGAACAACGCCCTCATACACTTCTTTGTCGCCAGCAAAAGCCCACTCGCCGAACACAGGGACAATCGGGATGTGCTCGCCTGCAATCTGCTCACGGTCTTTCAGTATTTCAGTCAGTGTGATGATCGACTTGTAGACGCGGCGGCGCTTAACCTTGCGTTCAGATACCTTAACGAAACCTTTGTCTGCCAGGTCATCAATAACGTCAGCGATGTCTTTCTTGAAGTAGCTGACTGGCTCGCCTGTCATAGGATCGAGATAGATGAATACCGTCTCTTTCTTCTCTTCAACCTCGTAATGCTCGCCAACATAAATGACGCCGGCAGACATCCACGGGAATATAAGCCCGCTGTCCGGACTCTGGAATGACGGAATGTCATCCGCATCGAGGCCGTATTCCTCAGCGAACTCTTCCCAGCCGCTCTTGCTCAGCGGCGTAATGATAGTGCAGTGCTTAGCGTCGCTCTTGTCCATCTGCTTGCTGTTGCAGTCCCAGATGACGTGCGAGCAGGCTTCATGAATCGGTACACGGCGGATAACCTGATTGTTGCTTGTCGGGTTGTTGTCCTCGTACTGAGTCACAATGCGCCATGCACCAACACCGGCTTCGATCTGCTCACGCACTCCAACGTTTACGGCAATCTTCGCTGAGTTGTGCCGCATGTCAGTGCGATACATGCCCATGAGAACATCAGCCGCATCAGGCTTGGCGCCATCTTTCGGTCGATAGAGAACATCAATCGGGTTGCGACGCATCTCTGCGACAAGCTTACGCACTACCGGGCGGACTACATCGAACTGCCCGCGGTACTGAAGGGTTGTGTAATCTGATAACCAGTCATCCCACTGGCTAACACGACTGAAGAATAAATCGTTGTTCGCCTCGGTTCTGGCCTCATCGCTCGCTGACCAATCCGCATCGAACTTTTTGAGGATGGAGTCGAGTCTGTTTTCGTCTGCCATTATCGTCTCCGTGCGACAGGTTTAATCGGTGCTGGTAGTTTTTTCTCTTTGGGCGTTTTGATGTCACGCATCATTCTTGCGAAGCGGCGCATCATATAGCCGTAGCGCACAGCTGATAGCACGTCGTCATTGAGCTTGACGATCTTCCCGTTCTCGTCACGGTGATACAGTCGGAACTCTTCGAAGAATGGCTCGCAGGTGTTGAACACTTTAAAGCGACCTTCGAGCATCATGTCTCTCAGCTCAGTAATACCTGGCTCAACGGCGTTACCGCCATCAGGCCAAGTGGCATGCTCAGGCAACATCATGAATCCGGCGTCAGCGTACTGCCCTTTCAGCTGCTCGCCTCCGCCCTTTTCATGTTGATGGCCATCGTGCGGCCATGCGGTTGGTATCTTCTGAGCCCAGGCCTTCACAGCACCCCAAGCCTGCACAGCGGTTTGTTCTTTCTTTTTCCATGTCCGGGCCACATAGATGGTGTCCGCATCTTTATCCCACCAGAGTTGAATCTGTGCCTGAGGGTGATCCCAGCCAAAATCCATTGCGTTGATGACGTAGAAGTGGTCAGGGCATTCGAACGGCTGGCACTTAATGGTCTCTTCCGGTATCTGGAAGATACGACCACTGCCCATTGTCGGTATTCCCCGGGCGCGAGCCTCTCGCTCATGCTCTGGGTACGAGGCGACGATCTGCTCTTTCTGTTCGTCGCTGTAGTGGTCAGCGTCAAAGATTGTCATGGTGACAACCTTCTGTGCCTTGCTCGGGTTCTTCAGGAATTTGGTTACGACGTCTGACATGCCCATCAGCGGGGTAAACGTCAGCATTGAGAACTGGCCGTATTTGTTGGTACGGGTTAAGCCTTCGCCGTAGATGCTGTATGGCGGCTCCTCATCGAACCAGACACCGTGGATTGTGTCACCCTGCCAGCGCGCGCGGCCTTGCGAATACGGCTTGAAGTAGCAGATGGATATACCGTCTTCTACTCCATCAGCGTTATGGTGTTTTACCAGCAAGTGATCGACAAGGTTCGGGAAGAAAGGTGACTTCTTCCAGCTGATGATGTCCTCTTTCGGGATTGACCCGTAGCCAGGTTCATCATTCTCTTCGATACGGCCGCAAAGTATGCGCTGTGTCGTCTTCGTTACGGTTTCGTTAGTCTCGCCACCCACCCAGAACACGACAGGCTCATAGAAGCGTTTACCGCCCCAATTCTCGCCGTATGCGCCATCAATCGGATAACCTTTCGTTCCGGGGTAGCGCCCGGTGAGGTGAAACGCCACCTCTGCGCCGCCAGTATATGATTTCCCCAGCTGGTTACCGGCCATGAAGCAACGCTCGGGATACTCAGATCCAGCTTCGATGAATTCACGCTGCTTACCATAGGGTGAGAACTCATAAAGCAGGTGCGTTTCCCGGTACCGCTCCTCTTCTTCCAGAAGCTCAAGCAATTCGATCTGCTCATCTTCTGTCAGGTCATCAAGAATCGCTTCGGCTTCCACGGTTGAGTAACTCCTGAATGCGAGAGCGGCGCTTATCGCGATCTCCCTTATCAGGTGTCACGTCTTCAACTTGCGACTGCTCTTTGAGGCCCAAGTCACGGGCGATGATGTTGGCGTTGAGAAGGTCTGCTGCTGCGCCAGAGAATTTCTGGTCGTAGATGATTTGCTCTGCACGCGTAACGACTTCAGATAAATCTTCTCGCAAGCGATATGTTCGCCATGTCTCGAGCGTCACATCCAGAAATAGCGTTAATCCAGTGATTGTCATCGCTCGCATCTTAGCGATAGGCTCTTGCGTTACTTCACCCTGATATGAGAATGCCTTCATCTCCCACAATGGGTGAGCTTCTACCCACTCGAAGTACTCACAACATGCAGCCCACAGCGCCTCAGGCGATTCAAATTTCGGGTTACGCCCATGACTGCTGCGGGCCTCCCAAAATCGGTTACCCTTTGGCGCTGCCATAATTATTTTCCTTTCTTTTTCTTCTTACCGGCCTTACTCATGGCTATTGCGATCGCCTGGTCTTTTGGCTTTCCTGACTTGATTTCGGTTGCGATGTTTTCACCGATAACCTTTTTTGATTTACCCTTCTTTAGCGGCATTTTGTTGCTCCTGAATGGATGGAAGAAACGCATAAACAATTCGCTGCACCAGGTAGCAAAATGTTTCGTTCATCTCATTGTTGTTTGTCGGCACACCAACGTGATGGCAAATCTCAAAGGCCAAATGACACGCCTCATGAGCTAGCACTGATGGCTCGTGCACAAACACACCCATGATAAGCAGCGGTGCTTTCCCTTCTCGCTGATGGCTGTAAGCAAATCCATTGAATCCTGACATATCCCACTCAAGACCCAGCTTAGAAAGATACTCTTTAGCTTCTTCCCTGCTTCTGAGGAGAATAATGTCAGCGCAATTGAACAGAGGAACCTGATATCTTGGTGGTTTAGCCATTTATTTATCGCTTACAAAGGTGAGTACCCAGACTCAAATGCTTCAGCGGGTGAATATGATTTATATCCATCATCATAAACAACGTAGTATCCACCCGGCATTGGACGGTGTTTGCAGATATATTCCGCGCTGATATCGAAAGGCTGATACTGTTTATCTTCTGGATAGATAATACCGCCGTAGCTTGCTGCCCCGCTCGCACCTGTAATGTCAGGATTTGGATTGTGGCGAACGTGCTCAATCTTCAGCGCCCAAACTTTTTTGTGGCACTGGTATCTCGGCATTTCTTGTTCAGTCATCTTTTATGCTCCGGTAGTGAACAGGTCCAGTGCTTCTTTAGCTTCGCGGATCGCCTTCTCAGCACGAGCCAGCGCGGTACCTTCCCCGGCAGCCAGTACCAGTTGGTCTTTGAATAGCTCAAAGTTCAGCTTGCTACCCTTAACGAAGGTGATTGCCTTTTCTGCTGCTGCGGTATCACTCTGCACCAGGCGAAGGATATCGAGGTTCGTCTGCTGTAATTCTGTCAATACGGTAATCTCTGCCATTGTTGGCTCCAGTTGTGTGATGAGTTATTTCAGCCTGGTTAGGCTCTGGCTATATTTGTGCTTATCGCACTTTGAACAGCGCCATTCACTGCGGGCGTAATTAGCTTCATCACCATGTATGGTGCGATAGAGTCGGTATTCGTGTTTGCAAAATAGTCGTTTGATAAAGGTCATGCTTACCTCAGGCACTGCGTGTTGATGTATTCCTGCAGCGCTCTCAGTGATGTTTGGTCGCTGATGATTCCGGATCGGATACCGAGAACGTTTCGTCCAGCAACTGGAGAGAGTTCGACGGTGGCATCATTGCCCAGGCCGGTGGCGATGGAGGCTTCGGTTGAGGTAGGCACTGGACATTTTCCTTTGACGAGCACCCGGCCACCATTATCAAGCTTGCGCTGCAGAGCATCATTTTCAGCTTTAGCATCTGCGAGTTCCTTCGTGTATTTGGCATCGAGTGCAGCGACATCACGCTGACGGGTTTGCATGTCTGTGATTGTGGCGTTAGCCTGCTCGAGTTTCTTACTGGCTTTATCGCGCTGGTCTTTGTAGGTGATGGCGTTGTAGCGGTAGTGGTTCGCAAGAAGTGCGAGCGACACGATCATTCCAACAATGATCAGAGCAATTCCCGCCTTCCAGCTAAAGGTCATTTTTGCTCTCCGCCAGGCACATTGAGCGCTCCATCTCGCGTCGGTTCTGCAATCCCTTCCACTTCATACCGCCGGCATAAACCCAGCGGCGCATTTCTTCGCAGGCACCGACCTGGTCGCCCTTGTTCAGTTTGCGAAGAAGAGTTGACTTGGAAAAGGCATCAGAACCGACGTTGAACACGAAGCTGTAAAGTGCCGCACGCTGATATTCACCGATAGGTGCTTTAACAAGGGTATCGACTGTCTTTTTGGCTGGCTGCAAATCTTTCAGGAGTAGGTTGTCACACTCTTTATCGGTGTAACGCTTTCCAATGACAATATCTCGCCCGGTATGCCCATCGCAGACAGTCCATACCCCTGCTACATCCTTATAGGCCTCGTAACGGCGCCCTTCTACCCCATCCTGCCCACCAAGGAAGATGGTCGCGATAAGTGCAGCACCACCGCCAGCGGCAGCAATCAGTTTGTTTCTAAGGCTGCGTGGAATTGCCATGCTAATCGTCTCCAACCTTAACAGTAGGCCCGTACCTTTCCAGTGAACGTATCTGAGCGTTTGTCAGCTTCCGCTTAAAGTAGAGGTTGATGAACAACGTCAGCAGCGCAACGACAATACCTGCAATAACTCCTACTGCGCTCCACTCGTCTGGGCTTAGCCGGTTCAGAAGGCCATTAGCTACCGATCCGGCTGATGCGCCATATGCAGCGCCCGAAGCTAATTTGCTCATATTGTGCATATCTCTCTCCTCGCGATAATTGCGGGAGCTGTGTGTTGTAGGGATTAGGCCGTCAGACACTATAGTTACGGGGCTTCTGGTTTTGATTGTCTGCGGCCTGAAATAAAAAAGCTCGCGAGCAGCGAGCAATGTGAGGGTAAGGCAATGTCGGCTCTCTGGCCGAAGGGTCCCAGGTAGTGGGTTTGGGTGTGGTGACCGGTGCTGCTATCCGGCATTCATGGCTATCGCTTTACGACGCCATCAGGACATTCACCACAACGGACAGAGCACTCATGACTCGCATCATGTGGCGCAACCCCATGTCAGGGAGTCGAACCCTACAAATGCTCTTTCCTGTTGTGCACTCCGTTTCGTGGAGCGGACGGCATAACGTATTCGCGAATTCAGTTATGCACCTGATGGAAGATAAAGCCGCCGCGATGACGACTTGTTTTGCTGATGGCTCGCCTGGCTGGATTCGAACCAGCGACCAACCGCTTAGAAGGCGGTTGCTCTTTCCTCTGAGCTACAGGCAAATAAAAAGCCACCGGCGTTAACCAGTGGCTTGATGTTTATATGCGGTTCTATGGCTGAGCCTCCGACTTGACGCATCCCAAGTCCTCATAACGGCTTATCTCAGCTAGCCTACACGTCTTTCCGTAGTGTCAGCAGACCTCTCAGCCTGCGATGGTTGGAGTTCCAGACGAACCGTCGAAGTTACCAACTAGGCGGTATCAATGGTAAGCACCGCCTCTGTTATCTCACCACTCCGCTCTTTCGCCTTTGACGTCCGAGCATACCTGAAAATATACACTTCTATTTCGCCAAATCAAGTTATTTGAGAAATATTTTTCATTTAAGCAGCAATTAGAGAAATCTCATTCTCCATTTCGCGCTTCATTGCATAGAAAAATTCTGCTTCGAATACTTTTTCACACCAGACAACCCGGCGGCGGCAAGCCTGGATATCTAATCCGGTGATCAGGTGCATCTTCCTGGCGATATCTTGCGTGCAGTTGCGTTCGCAGTATCGTTTAATGGCGTAATCGCGGACTGGGCTTTCACGGTGGAATAACTTGACCATCACCTTTTCAACGAACGCTGCATCATCTGATTCTTTGGCGAGAGCGATGATGTTGCTGGTAGAGGATTGAGGGATGACCAGTTCGCGAGCTTTCTTATAGAGTTCCTCACCTCTCAGCGCCCCACCCTCGTCGCTATAAAGCCAGTTGACCATTCTCTCGATGTGTCCACCCATATCAGGATTCCATTGAGTCCGGATCATCAGGCGGCCAATAACGTTAACAGCGCCAGCTGGTGAGTCATCGCCGCGATTAATTCTGCCCCACACTGACATCATGTACTGCACCCAGGCTCGTTGCTTGGTTGTGATGGTCTTCTTAGGATGCTTCCAGACACGCCGGAAATGGGCGTCATCGACAAAGTTAACCATGGTGTAAATTGGTGTGAGCTTTCTCATTACGCGGCTTCCTTCTGAGGCTGGTTGGTTTTGGTCTGGCTGTGCTTTGCTACTGGTAGCATGCTGGCGCGCTTAACGCTTTCGGCCTGGTACCGGAGAAGGTCTGAAAAAGTCATACATCCTCCCGGTCTGGGTGAAGACTTTTCAGCATTTGGTACTTTCTTTGAAAACGAATGCCTTTGCTGATTGCTGAGAACTGAATGCGACATTTTTTGTAATTGATATGACTGATAATCCCCATCGCGATCAGCGGAATGAGGTAAAAGGCCAGCAGAAATAAAGACTCAAGCTTCATGCGGACTCCAGTTCAGTGATGGTCAGATCGAGCCTGCCGCCTTTGACGATTGGCATCCTCTTCACGCTGTAGTAGTCGACCTGCTGGTCATCGAGCCAGAACCCAGATTTCGTCAGGGCGTCGAAGGCAGCTTTTTGCAAGTTATCCAGGTCCCGGCGGCGGCGATCCGGCATGTGGCACTCGATACGGATTTTCACGGGTGTTGCCAGGCCAATATCCAACATTGAGTCTTTGATGATTCTGCCGACGCTGTAGCGGTACGCCTGCCCTTCTGCGCTGATGTGCGTGCGCCCGCGGTTATGCCGGTAGTAGCGGTTGTTGCTCGGCGGCCATGGGAGACTGATGCGGTATTCATTCATGCTTTTACGAGCCCCTCTTTAAGCCAGATGACCTGCGTGCGAGCCATGCCTTCCAGCGCGCACTCCTTTGCATATTCCGCATCGACCAGACGGGTGCGGCGATCAATCTCGTCGTGGCAACTGCTGCATGCGATGGTAGCGATCAGGTCAGGCGGCTTGATTCCGGTCCCGCAGAGGCCAGCAAGACGAATGTGAGCCAGCACTGAGGTTTCAGGATTTCCGTTGCATACGCCGGGGATCCGCACCTGACATTCGCGGCCGCGCGCCGCCTTGCATAAATTAGCCATGCGCCCTCCGTGCCGCGAGACGCAGCCATTTCTGATCCACCAGGCGGGCGGTGTAGTCCTTCAGGGTCGGGATGTCTGACGGCTTAACCGCGGGCTTGCGCTGGCGGCGAGTCGGAACGTTGAAGATGTGATTTGTGATGACGCGTGCGAGAGGACTACCCACGGGAAGCCCTCCATTCTTGCGCCCAGGCAATGCGCTTACTGGATGCCTCTGAGAACTTCACGCCGTGGTCTGTACCGAACCAGTAAATCGCCTCAATGACATCTACCATGTAGCGCTTGCTGGATTTAGATGTGCGTACGCCGAAATAAACGCGGCCACCGTTGATGCCCGGCGCAGATTTTTGTTCCTGGTCCTGGGTCTGATTCACCAGAACGGTGATTAGGTCCTTCCATTCTTCGCGGGTAAGCTTTTCGCCGTGCCAGACAACTTGGTCAGACAGGTCTTTCAGCAACGGCCACATCAGACGGTTTTGCTTGTCGGTGCGGGTCTCTTCCCGGGCCTCGACTACCATCGGTGCACGAGGGTTTACCGGCAGGGTGCGAATGTACGCTATGAGGTTGTCTTTAACGGTGTCGTTAACGATGCAGTAGTGTTGCTTCATACGCCACCTCCGAGAGGTAACGCTGAATGCAAGAAATCGCAGGTGCATTTCTGCATCTGTGACAGGTGAATATGTTCAGATTGTGGTCGCATTTAATGTCCCCATCAAATGCGCTGAAGTCACCGCCGGATGTTCAAGCCGACGGTAATTTCATTATACCACTAGATTTGAGAATTGGTTATCAATGTTGCTTGCAGTTGCGGACAGCGTCGAATGGGTTAGGCATCCTGCACCTCTATCGCAGCTTCAGGAACGGTATCAACGATATAGCCGCCGCACTTCCGACATCTGAACGTTGTCACTCCTTCCTGGGTGTATGTGAAACTCCCCACCTTAAATGGCTCTACGTTTTCGTCGGGATAAAACGGGCGCTTTCTATCGGTGCGTCCGCACAGGTTTCGATCCGCATTTAACTCGATGCTAATGGCCTCACCACAACTGCAGGTCCCCTGGATGATTTCCATCACTTCACCTCCTGCTGCGGTGCTGCTGCGAGCATGGCTACATAAGCGCATTCCATTGGACCTGGCGCTGGCCTGTCATGGATTTGAATGTTGCTTCGTTCGTAGTGTGCCGCTATGCCAGAAGAAATCATTTCCGCTGTTGGCTCAACCGGCACAAGTGCGTAACCATCCGGAATCGCCGGAGAGTTGCCGGGTGATGCTTGGTACATTCGCCACAGCGCCTGAGTAACGCGATTCGTGAACTCTGAGCCATTCCATTCAAGCCTTGGCTCTTCCTCGCCTGCATTGATTTCATCGGCCTCCTGCCAGTTCCAGAACTGATTACACAGTAAAATGAAGTGTTCGCGTGAAGGTAACTTGTAAGCCGCCGTTACAGGTTCGGCACCCTGAAGCATGGCGGCGCGGCAGGCGTTCACATCACCGTAGATTTGACCGATGAGGTTAAATCCTTCAATAGGCCAACTTGATGAGGAGTAAGTAACCCCGCCATCTTCTGACAAGAACAAAAAGCCAATCGGTTTCAAATCAGGCACTACCGGCGCTGGCGGGGCGGTGTAACCCGTTTCACGCTCAATACTCAGAAGTACATACCCAGGCAACCAGTCGCCCACGTCTGCAATGTGCGTAACGACTGCGTTAACGAATTCGCCGGTAGGACTACAACTACCCTTCGGTGTCTCCATGAGGTGCAGGGTGTCACCAACCTTAAAATCACGGTCATTTTTACGCAGTTCTGCACGCTTAACGCCCGTAAGAACGGCACCGAAGTGTTCAGGGTAAATTTTCAGGTGATGCGTATTCTGTTCTTTGGTGAATGTCATGGGTTAGTCCTTTGGCGTGCAAATGCCGCGTAGATGTAATTCGCCGTTGCTGGCCTCTTTCAGTTCAACAAGGGCAGCACGACACGAAGCTACAGAATTAAATTCCTGAGTTGTGATAGCCGGGCTTGTGCCGTTATATCCGCCAGTTGCCCAGATTATTAATATCCACATATCACCCCTCCCCGTTGATGCGGATGCCTGCAGCTTGCAGTACCTCAATCACCTGATGTTGCTTATAAACAAATACCGTGTGATACGGCTCGTCGAAGCCATCTCGGTGCAGCATGCTGTATCGCGGAGGAAGTACAACCTCCCGCGCCTCCATCTCTGCTATGCGAGCACGTGCTGATGTGAGTTCTGCCATGTGCTCACGGAGGCTGCCCTTTGCTGCTTCAAGCTTGTCCCAGTCAGGATTGAAGTTTGCCAACTGCGCGAGCTGGTCTTTCAAAAAACTGATGCTCTTGTCTTTGGCCTCCAGCTCATCCAGCAGAGCCAGCACGGTGGCGGGATATGAGCACCGCAGATAGTGGAACCATTCGTCTTGGGTATGGTTGTCTGCACCGGCCTTCTCTGCCGCTTCACGCAGCGCCTGTTTGTTGGTCATTGGGCTGCCTCCTGAGCGGACATCAGCGCGTTACGAACGCATGGTTTGTAGTAGTGATGGAAAGCGAATGTAAGACCGAGCTTTGTTGGTCGCTCCTGCTTGCCGAGCAGTCCAAGTCGCGTGCAGATTGTCGTTGCCGTCCATCCAGAATGGTATCCGGCAGCGCGTTTCATGACTGTTTCTGCCAGGATGGTACGAAAATCAGTGCGCCCGAAGTTGGTATTCTCGAAAGCAGCATTGATGACTTCATCGGTCAGGTGGGCGTCGATAACGTTGCTCATGCTGATGCTCCTTTGCGAAGTTGGGCAGCGAACAAGCGAACTCCGGAAGATTCACTGCGAAGAAACTTAACAGCATCATCAAAGCCATCACGCTCCGCATCATCCGCACTGCTATCTAGGTTATCTGCGTACATCTCCACACCCTGAGCACGCACTTCAGCCAGGAAGGCGTCGGTGGCCGGGGTTTCTGGCAGCGTCATCGCATTTTGACGAGCGCTTTTTAGTGCCATGTTTTCATCAGCTAACGCCACGTATTTTTCATACGCCGACTTAACCACTTCGTCAGCCTGCTTCAGTGCCGCCATGGCAGTATCGTTATCCGCAGCCAGCGCCGCGCACTTGGCTTTACCTTGCTTGTGACTTTCCTGCCATCCACGCCACGCCCAGAACAGCGCATCCGCACAACTACTCCCGTCGTAAATAAAGTCTCCGCCAGTGTAATAACCGTTATCGTCGTTACCGCTGAAAAACGCTTTATCCAGTGCTTCATTGCCCCATGGGTATTCACTTGATAACCACGCTTCAAATTGCTCTCTGCTGCTCATTCCGAAACCTCCGCGATAGTGAAAGTCATGCTTTCCAGTTTCTTCTTCTGCTTCTCGATGGATTTAAGCTTCGCTTCACGGCGGCGCTCACAGTCAGCCAGTGCTTCTTCTTTGGTTAGCCAGAAATCCTTGCCGTGAGCATGCTGCGTATAGGAGTTGCCAACTCGATATGAGGCCATTGACCCACCAAATGATATGTCTGCCATTACGCGAAATGGACTTGAGGTAAGTGCATACTTGGTGATGAAGACTTCCGTTTTCTTTTCGTTGCTCATGCTGATGCTCTCCCGCCCCTGACTGATGCCAGGCGCTCGTTGAATAGGGTTGTGAGGGGGTTGGCTTTGTCACGATTAACTTGCCTTAGAGTTCTCTTCGGATCTGCAGCAGGCCTGTCCTCAGGGCGAATCACAAAGTATCGATATCGACTTTCGAATCCCTCCCGGCGCAATGCCTTGGCCTTGGTGAGTTCGAGTAATGCTGAGGCTATCGTGCTTTTTTTAATTGACGTGTCTCGCCTTAGATCAGACATGTAGCAACCAGGGTGTTTGGTTACGTACTGGATTACTTGGGCGTTATAACTGGTGAATTTCATGAGTTCTGCTCCTCGAAACGCCCTTCCCATGTCAACCACACACATCGGTGCACGAAGGGGATAAAAGCTGAGAAGAATTTTGACCACTGGTCATCACGAAATCCGGTTGCCTGATCGACCATTAGCTCGAGTGGGCTTAGCCGTTGAGGCGGACGATGCACGCTGAAGAGACGTTCGAAATTGGATACCAACTCCTCTTCTTCGAGGCACTTCTCAATCACGATGGAAAAGAGCGGCTCAGTTAACAGGCACAAAAAAGCCGCTTCGTTAGCGGCGTCATTAGTTGATTTCATGCGTCCCCCGCATAATTTACAAGGCTATACCTGAATGGTGGCTTGCCAGTTTGATGAACCTGCGGAGAATGCCTCTGTCCACCCATTTCTTTTCAGTAAGGTGAAAAATCCAGCTAACAACTTGCTCAGGGGTTTTGCAGGTATCTAAAGCGATCTCATACTCTGCGTCGATATGGTCGCCAGGGATTTGGAAAATAATGTGGGTTTCGTCAATGGTCACAATGCGCGAAAGTTCTTCTTCGCGTTCTAAGTAGCCATGAACGTCAATTTTTCGGGTTGTCATACCGGTGCTCCTTTTGAGTATCTTTTGCCTTGCGCTGGCCTACTGGCTGAGGCATTTCTGGCCTCATCCTGATCGCAATCGTGAAAGTGTCCGTTAATGAATCGCTGGTATACCGTCCCTAGCGATCCAAACCTGTTTTTTGTAACGATAATTTCTGCAAACGGTGCTGCGGGGGAGTTCTCATCATACACAGCTTCTCGATAAAGCATGATGATCGAATCCGCATCTTGTTCGATACTCCCGGAGTCTCGGAGGTCAGAATTATTAGGTCGCTTATTTGGACGGTCCTCAACCTTCCTTGACAGCTGGCTAAGAGAAATAACCGTTGTGCGCAGATCCTTCGCCATTGCTTTCAAGTTTCCAGAAATGTGAGCTATAGCCAGATCGTTACGCTCAGACTTTGGCTTATCAATCAGGCCAAGGTAGTCAACCATGATAAGAGACAGGTCTGGGTTCTCCTGCTTATGGCGTTCTGCCACGCTTCTTATCTGCTCCACAGTCAGTTTCGACGCATCAACAAGCCACACGTCTAATTCCTTAAGTGCACATATGCCATTGGCAATCCTTGCCCAGCCTTCATCGTCGAGTTTCGCCGGGTTTCGGAGAACGTTAACCGACATATTCCCGCTGCCGGCGATGCTCCTCTCTGCGATCTGCGTCTTGCTCATCTCCATCGAGAAAATTAACACTCCGCGCTTACGGTTAGTGCCGGGTATCTCTTTCGACGCTACGCCTTCAGCAATCTTGAGTGATATCTCAGTCTTCCCGCAGCCGGGTCGCGCTGCGATGATCACAAGGTCTTCTGGGTTCATGCCGCCAGTAATTGCATCCAGGTCTGCTATCCCAGTTTTCAGAGTGTCTGATTCCACTCCGTTACGAAGTCTCTTATCCAGAATATCCGTGTATTCAGTAAGAACTTCACTTAGATGAACTGGCTTCACTTCATTGCGTGGTTTGCGAATTACAGACAACCGTTTGGTTAGCTCGTCAATCGCCGCCGATGATGTCTCCCGCGTACCGTTGCTTATGGTTCCACGGACATCATCAATCAGGCTGAGGACCATTCTGCGCTCATACATGTCCACAACCATTCCCGCATACCCTTTCAGGTTCGCAGCGCTTGGGCAGTTTTTGGCGGCCTCCATTACATCTGCAAAATGCTCATCACCGCATTCCTCGGCAACCATCAGACCGTCAATCATGTTTCTGGTACGAGCATGTTTGCGTATTACTGAGAACACTTTCTGGTACAACGGGATCGAAAACGACTCCGGCTCAAGCATCTCAATCACATCGTTGGCAGTCGGGGTCAGCCCAGAAATCAGCAGGCCGCCAATCACGCTTGCTTCGATATCCTGTCTCATAGCGTTCCCTCCCGGATTGCTACCAGAACTTTAGGGCGCAGCAGGTAATCAAAATTAGCCACCCAGTCGCGATCGTTGTCACCGAAGTGGAATGGCCTTGCAGCTGCCATGAACGCTTTAACGTAGGCGCGGAAGCCTTCGATGTTTTTGGTAGCGAGAGAGTTAACCAGCTTGCGGATTTTACGCTGGCGCTCTTCATTGGCTTCGACGGCGTGTGGGAGACGCTCACCAACGATCTCGTTGTAGGCAGAGAGGTACTGGTCGTAATCGAATCTGACTGCTTTTCGCCTTTCAGGTTTAACCGGTTCGTGGTCATCGCAAGATGACTGTGTGTTTTCTTTCTTTTCTTTCTTTTGAATAGTTTCTTTTGTGTTTAGCTGAGTTGGCTTATACCCATTAGCTAAGTTGGCTAATGTTTTGTTAGCTGATTTGGCTAATGATTCGCTAACTTGGCTAACCTCAAAATTCCATTCAGAAATGACCTTGTTAACCCCTATCGCATGACCGTTTGTCAGGATGATGTTCATTGCAATCATCTCGTTTTTGGCCTTGCATACGTGGGTGTGATGAATACCCGTCATCATCGCTATCTGGGTATTGGTTATGCGGTCAAACTTTTTGCCGAACCCGTAGGTTTTGCGAATAACCGCCAGAACAACCTTCAGCTGGCGAGCCGTCAAATCGGCAGCCATAACAGCTTCCAGCAGCTCATTGGCGATGCGGGTATACCCATCATCAAGATCTGCCACCTGACGCTCCACGGCCGATTCAGACGGCCTGTAGTCCGCTAACTTAACGACGCCCATTCTTCACTCCTGCTGAAATCAGTGCCAGTCGAGCCATTCCAACAAACCGCTCAGCAAAAGACCGGTTCTTGGATGCCGCTACTACTAATCCATCCGGTGAGTCCGGGTGGCGCCGTTCCTCTTTTTCCTGGTACTTTTTGCGTTTAGCCATTAAAATGACTCCTGTTAAATGTGTTGACGTAACACAGTGACTTAAGCCCTGAACGAGTTACCGCTCGTTTGGGGTTTTTCTTTTGTGAGGATCTCCGCTACCTGCTTAGCAAGTCTCGCCATGTCGTCATCTACGACACCCCACTCCAGAACCGCTAAAAGCATCGCCAGCTTAGGCAGCATATTTTCTTTCCAGCGGGTAATGCCTGATTTATCCATCCCGATTGCTTTGGCCACGTTTGAGGCGCCTTTCATAGCAATCTGATTCAGGATCCAGGATTCAATTTTTCGAGCCTGGGCTTTGTTTCGGGTAGTTGTGTTTTCCATTAGTTAAAATCCTTCGTATTGAATTAGTTAATTGATAAATAATTGTTCTTTTATCGTGCACTATTGACAGTCATCCTTGACCACGCCAGGCACCCGACCATATACCGGGCCGTTCGGTTATTAGCAGGTTGGAATCCGGCGGCGCTTATGCCGCCGGATGTGGGAACAGTTCAGGGAGATCAGGTCTGATTTCATGCGCCTTGATCTCACCACCGGTGGCATTGACGATAGCGGTCACTTTTTCCGGGGAAACAGAGCCGCCATTCAGCCACTTGTGCACCGCTGGCTGGCTGACGCCGCAGACATCCGCGAGCCGCTTCTGGCTGCCAACGATTTTCAGGGCTCGTTGAATAACTAAGTTCATGGGTTTTTCCTATCCGATTACTGGATTAATGAAAAGATAACTCAAGTTATGAGCAATGTCCATAACCTTTGTTATTTTACTCTGCATAACCTCGGTTATATATTTGGTGACATGAAAACATTCGCAGATCGACTGAACGCGGCTATGAGTGCCGCTGGCATATCCCAGGGGCAGCTGGCTGAAAAAGTTGGCATATCCCAACCTGCAATTCAGAAAATGACATCAGGCAAAACCGCAGGCAGCCGCAAAATGGTTGAGCTTGCCCATGCGCTGAATGTGCGCCCGGAATGGTTAAGTTCAGGGGTGGGTTCAATGCAGGGTGAGAGTCGAAAGGACTCCTCTATTCCGCCTGAATCGGAATGGGGTAAGATTGACGCTTGGGATAGCAAAACGTATCTGCCAGATGACGAGGTCGAAGTGCCATATCTGAAAGACATAGAACTTGCATGTGGTGACGGGTCCTGTATTGACGATGACTACAACGGGTTCAAGCTTCGCTTTGCAAAATCCACCCTGCGTAAAGTTGGAGCCCAAAAAGATAGTGTGCTGTGCTTCCCGGCATCCGGTAATAGCATGGAGCCAATGATCCCAGAGGGAACCACAGTAGCGATTAACACGAACGATAAAAAAATCGTTGACGGTAAGGTTTATGCGATCAGCCAGGATGGATGGAAGAGACTAAAATCCATTTACCGAGTCAGCCCTACCCGCATAGTGATACGCAGCTTCAACTCTGATGAATACCCTGACGAAGAGGCTGATATTGAGAACGTAGAGATACTCGGCCGCATGTTCTGGACTTCTACGATCTGGTGATTTAACAGCCCCACCCCATAACCTAACCCGCTTCGGCGGGTTTTTTATTACCTAATTCTCGTCAAACTCCATTCTTTACAAAAATAAATTAACTTAGTTATCAGTCACATATAACTTATGTGATGATAAATATAAATTAGGTTATTGCCATCGCTCATAACTAAGGTTATCTTTAACCCATCGAAACAACACAGCGTTTCGGTCAGTCGAACGGCGCGACAGTAAACCATGCGTCGGGAGCGCGGCGGGTTCAGGATGAACGGCAATGCTGCTCACAAGCGAATTACAGATCGCTTTTTCGAGAGCGATGCGTAATTCAAACCTGATAGTGAGGTTCCCATGAAGAACAGCATCAAGTGCCCAGTATGCGGCAGACACTTCGATCCACGCACACCGGTCTGCCACATCAGCAAGTATCACCCGGCGGCGAAGAACTGCGAGCTGGAGAAGATACGTGATGCACGGCGCAAGCATTACGCACAGAACGAATCGAGCAGGTCGAGTGGCCTGCGGTGAATAAACAAAGGGGTTGGTATGGAAAATCTTGACAGTGAATTGAGAAAGGTAGTTCAGGAACTAGCAGATGAAGAAGGCATCAGTTTTGCCGATGCCATAGATATTTCGATAAAGGCGCTGCGTTACGAAGTCCAGCGCAGAAAATCGTTTAACGGTGAAGCTGCTTGTGATGGCTCTGCAATTACTTCTTAGCCAAGTACCAAGAGGTGTCTGCGGCTTCGGAAACCAGTACGTAATAGCTTTGCTTTACACTACTAGCTATACCTCTGACTTCCTCTCTAACGTTATATGCAGTTGATGTTTTTACGGTTGTATATTCAGCTGTTGGGAGGTTAAACCAAGTGCCATTACCATCCTGTATCTCACGCGAATAACCCTTTGCTTTCATCTTTTCATGAAGATTTTCATAGTCTTCAGAATCAGCGCCGCGCAACTCAACTCGAACAATATATCTTGCCATAAGAGGATTCCTATATTGACTGTGGAATGAGCAACATATCAGTTTCCTTTGACTGTGGAAAGCAAAGGCCACGTGCCGGGCGTGGATAAAAATCCCGGCACTAATTCAAGCTGAGGCTGCCAGATAGGCGGCCTTTTTTACGCGGGTAACTACAGAGGGCAAGGGTATGGAAGTTGACCACAAATTCAGGTGTCGTGGCGTTTGGGATGGTAAGAAATTTGACAGAGTTATCGAGGCTGAAGATGAGTCCGACGCACATTTGCACTGGATGTGTTGGGCGGCGATAGCCGGAATAAACCTTGAAAACCTGCATGTAGAAAAAATGGCCGCCTAACAAGCGGCTTTTTTCATACCTCAGTCGCTTCACCGAGGCGGCTCAGTTATGAACCGGCGGCCATCCACCGCTACCCAAGTCGTTACGCATATATGCGTTGAAGTCTTGTATTAACCGTTCAGCGGCCCGGCTTAAGGGCGGAGATGATTATGTCCAGACACTGTGAAAATTGCGGATGCGCAATCCGCTCCGGATATTGCACGAACTGCCAGGAGGAAGCGTATATCGCATTCGTTCAGGATCCTGAGATGGAATTCAGTGAAGAGTTCTTACGTGAAGCATTCCGTCAGGACTCCGAAGCAAATAACCGGGAGGCATCATGACAGTCACCCACAACGGCAAGCAGTACACCGCCAAAAAGCTCAACGATAACGAGTGGCAGCTGACGTCGGTATCGAACCCTCGTGAAAAGCTGGTGCTTAACCGCTGGCAGATGAAGCTGGCTGGCCTCCTGGAACAGGTTGAGGTGAAGGTATGATTGGAATGCACTACGGAACCGCATCAGTGCCACGCAGCGAGGTTTTACCTGGCACAATGCTGCAACACCACGGCAAAACCTATCGCGCCTCTGCGAACGTTGAGAAAGGCCTGTACGCCTTCAACATCTTCGAAAAAACCATCATCAAAAGTGAGTCCGTCGTTGTGCTGCTGAATGAGCGCGGCGAGCCAATGGTTCACTGATACCTAACCTCCCTATTCAACCGATCGGTCTGGCTTTCTGCGGGCGGGTTCTGCACATCCAAATTTCAGGAGAAACCATGAGTGAAGTAACGGACTTAACTGTCATCGAAATCAAGCCGGAACAAGCACCAGTGCTTTACGTAGCGGGCGGCCTTGACGCTTATCTCGAGCAAATCCGCCAGGCAGTAAACGAAGTGCCAGACCTGTCCACGAAGAAAGGCCGTGACCGTGTCGCCTCTTTGGCGGCGCAGGTGTCACGCAGCAAGACGGCAATCGAAAAGCCGGGCCGTGAGTACCTGAAGCGCCTAAAAGAGGCTGTGCGCCCGGCTGAGGCCGAAATTAAGCGATTCGTTGACGCCTGCGACGAGCTGCGCGATACGACCCGCCGCCCACTCACCGAATGGGAAGCCGAGCAGGAACGCATCAAGGCTGAAGAAGCCATGAACGCACTGCACGCCGAAGCGCTGGTGATGAATGAAAACATCGATTTGCAGCGTGCTATTCAGTTCGAAGCTGACCATGAAATGGCCCTGCTGATGAACAAGGATATTGACCGCGAACGCGAAGAACAGCGACGCCTGGCGGAACAGGCTCAGCGTGAACGTGACGAGCGGCTGAAGCAGGAAGCGGCAGAACAAGCCCGCCGCGATGCCGAAGCGAAGCACAAAGCTGAGATTGAAGCCGCAGCGCGCCGTGAAGCTGAAGAGAAAGCACGTGCAGAGTTGGCTGAACGCCAGCGCATCGAAGCGGAACAGCGTGCCGCACGCGATAAGCAGGAAGCAGAAGCCCGGGCGGAGCGCGAAAAGGCTGCAGCGGTTGAGGCTGAGCGCCTAAGGGCAAAACAGGTAGAAGAGAAACGATTGGCCGAAGAGAAGCGCATCGCAGACGAACAGGCAAAGCGTGAAGCTGACGTGAAGCACCGCAAGACGGTCGGCACCAACATCGTTAACGCGCTCACCAGCAATACCAGCTTAACCCGCGAACAGGCTATCGAAGTGCTTACCGCTCTGAAAGATGACCTGATCCCCTGCGCGAAAATTCATTACTGAGGCAACCATGAACGCATTCCTCACTTACGACCGCATCGAAGATCGGCGCTGGGTTGAGCAGCAACTCACTGACGAGAAAGAGAAGTGGATCGACGACCGGGCGCGGCAAATCATCGACATGATGCCAAAAGAGCCCTCCAGCCTCTTCCACTTCACGGTCCCGATTGACTCCAGCCCATACGAAGGACTTCGCAGCGATAAAGCTGGCGAGGCTTACAACGATTTCATTTCGGCAGTTGCTTACTCCCAGGCTGAATACGACTGGGAACACCGTACCGGCTGCCCGTTTTAATTTTTGAGGGGTTTAACGATGGCAAACGAATTAACAATCACGGCGAGCGCGCTGCAGGAAAAAGGCATTGACGTCGCTACGTGGAGCGCATTGAAGAACAGCATCTACCCTGGCGCCAAAGACGAATCAGTAATGATGGCGCTCGATTACTGCCGCGCCCGCCAACTGGATCCGTTGCTGAAGCCTGTGCACCTCGTACCTATGAGCGTCAAAGACTCGAGGACAGGTAAAAGCGAATGGCGCGATGTAGTCATGCCGGGCATCGGCCTTTACCGCATTCAGGCGGACCGCTCCGGAGATTATGCCGGGGCCCGCGAGCCAGAGTTCGGGCCCGATGTAACTCAGACGCTTACTGGTATCGAGGTTACCTTCCCTCAGTGGTGCAAATACACCGTCTACAAGCGCATGCCCAGCGGTGAGATCGTCGAGTTCAGCGCCAAAGAATACTGGATTGAAAACTACGCCACCGGTGGCCGCGACACCACGGCGCCGAACGCGATGTGGAAAAAGCGCCCATACGGCCAGCTGGCGAAATGCGCAGAAGCTCAGGCGTTGCGTAAGGCATGGCCTGAGATTGGACAGCAGCCTACCGCTGAAGAAATGGAAGGTAAATCACTGGACATTGATATCCGTGACGTCACGCCGCGCAGCACCACTGCAGCGCTTCCACCAGCTGCAAGCGAAGAAACGCTTCAGGCGATCACCGATCTCTTAACGACCCTGGATAAAGACTGGGAGCAAGACTTCCTCCCTGTGTGCAGCGACATCTTCAAACGGCCAATTCTTGAGGCGTCAGACCTTACTGAAGAAGAGGCACAGAAAGGGTTTAACTTCCTTCAGAAAAAAGCTAAGGCGGCAGCATGACACCCGAAATTATCCTGTCCAGGACCGGAATTGACGTAACCACCATCCAACAGGGTGATGAGGCGTGGCACCGGCTGCGCCTCGGCGTCATAACCGCCTCTGAAGTGCACAACGTCATTTCTAAGCCGCGCTCCGGTACCAAATGGACGGGCATGAAGATGTCCTACTTCCACACCCTACTCGCCGAGGTATGCACCGGCGTCGCGCCAGAGGTTAACGCCAAGGCGCTGGCCTGGGGCAAGCAGTACGAGGAAGACGCCCGCACCCTCTTTGAGTTCACCACTGACGTGAAGGTCACGGAGTCTCCTATCTTGTTCCGTGACGAGAGCATGCGCACCGCGTGCTCCCCTGACGGCCTTTGCAGTAACAATTTCGGCCTTGAGCTGAAATGCCCGTTCACATCCCGCGACTTCATGAAATTCCGCTTGGGTGGATTCGAAGCCATTAAGTCCGAGTACATGGCCCAGGTGCAGTACAGCATGTGGGTGACTGGTAAAGATGCCTGGTTCTTTGCGAACTACGACCCGCGCATGAAGCGAGAAGGCATTCATCACGTCGTTGTTGAGCGTGATCCGCAGTACATATCCGACTTTAACGAAATGGTGCCGGAATTCATTCAGAAGATGGACGAGGCGCTGGCTGAGATTGGGTTCTCTTTTGGCGAGCAGTGGAGGTAGTGATGGCCGAATTCTGGCAGCCATGGGAAAAACTATTCCTCCACGACGTATGCAAAACAATGCCCCTACCCCTTATCGCAGAGAAGCTTGAGCGCACGGAACGCGCTGTATCAACACAGGCAACCCGTATCGGTGCACATCTGCCATCTCGAATGACAGGCAGGCCATGGACAGCGGCAGAGACATTCCTGATTGGGCGATTCTCTGACCTGGAGATTGCCACAGCAACAGGGCGCTCGGTTATCTCTGTCCGAAATAAAAGAAAATCCATGACGCGAAGGTCGGGAGGAAAAAGTATGCGCGAATGGACCACTGAAGAACTGGCGTTACTCATGCGCCATAGCAACGCTGAAGTGGCTGAGATTACCGGGCGCAGCATTGAAGAGGTCGGAGATAAGCGGCTGCAAACCAATATTGAGCGTAATGGTTGGGATGTTAATGATCCAGAGCGGGAGGATGTATGACTGATTACACCGGAAGTAACACGCCAGCAGATCAGCGTGATTTATGGCGAACTCCACCGGCATTGTTCGCCGCGCTTGATGCTGAGTTCTGCTTTCAGCTGGACGCCGCCGCAGCGCCTCACAATGCACTCTGCCGCAAGTTCATCACCGCCGAGCAGAACACGCTGGAAACGCCGTGGGCCGACTACCTCACCATCCCCGGTTACGCCTGGCTAAATCCCCCTTACAGCGATATCACGCCTTTCGTGAAGAAGGCTGCAGCGGAGAGCAAGAATCAGATCGGCACGGTCATGCTGGTACCGTCTGACACTTCGGTTGGCTGGTTTAAGGAGGCGATCCAGACCGCCAGCGAGGTTCGCTTTATCACCGCCGGGCGGCTGGCATTTATCAACCCGGTCACCGGTAAGCCAGTCAGCGGCAATAACAAAGGGTCGATGCTCATCATCTGGCGGCCTTACCCACGTACACACTGCCACTTCGCAACTGTGGATCGGGATGAGTTGATGGCTTTCGGGGCGAAACTTCTCGCCCGGCGGGAGGCAGCATGACAACAACAGAGTGTTTAGTGCTCGCAATAGGCTTCATTTGCTGCGTCTTGCTCTCAATTCGATTAGGGCTAATACCATGATGCAACGAATCACCGGGTCGCTAAAGCGGCCTTTTTTATTAATGGTGTTCACCTTCATCCTAATTAACCGACAGTTCCGGGAGCAGTAATGAAAAGAGCTCAACTCGCATTAGGGATGGCAGGCGTGGCAATGGCATCTATGAGGACGTTTCGATACGAGGAGGTGTCACCACTTACATTCCCGCCTGAGAGCTATCCAATCAGCATCAGCAAATCTGATGTGGATGCGGCACGCCGGGAAGTTAATAAACGCAGGAGAGCACGCCATGGCTGACATTATTGATTCCGCCTCAGAGCTTGAAGATTTGCAGCGTGACGCAGCACTTAGCATGTGTCGCATCAACCGCAACGCCGTATCAGCAACGCACTGTGTTGATTGCGGTGAAGCTATCCCCGATTTGCTCCGGGAGAAGGTGCCGGGCTGTCAGCGCTGTGCCAGTTGCCAGCAGGATAATGAGCTTAGGCAGAAGCAAGGGAGGTCAGCATGATGGATTACGGGATGCTGCCTTTTGACGCAGTCAATGTAGCAGTCGGAGAAACGTTTGGGTGGAGTCCATATTTTATCCATCAAGATGGAAGTGTCACTTTCCGAGATGATAAAGGGAGAATTAAAGGCAAGAAGAACTACTGCCATAACGCATCTGATGCTTGGCCATTAATGCACAGCAATGGGATAGGAGTTGGGTTTGATGAGTACGAGCAGGAGTGGGTAGCCTTTCAATTAATGCGCAATGGGCAGGTAAAGAATCACGCACACACCCATAGCAGCACCAACCCATTACTGGCTGCCATGATTGTCTTCCTCCAGATGCAGGAGTCAGCCAATGTTCAGGATAATCCTGCCTAACAGCTTCTACGTCGATAATTCTGGCTCCCTCTGCAAAATACTCCGCACCAAATCCGACACAGTCCACTACGAGCGCAACGGCCGCAACTGCATCGCAAACCTGATGCGGCTTAACGCTGACTTTGAGTATGTGGACGGTGCGGAGCTAAAGCAGATATGGGATGACCTCGAAACAACAGCAAACTTAAAACGCCTCCGCGCTATGCGGGCGGCATGAGGAGAGATTATGGATTGGATTAAGTGCAGCGACAGAATGCCTGAGATTAGGCAGACAGTGATTGGTTGGAATGGGTATGGGGTCAGGCAATGCTCATACACCAGAAACGACTACGCCAAGACTCAAAAAGGGAGAGAGCCACGGTTTATGACTGCTACAGGAATATGGCACGGAGTAACGCATTGGATGCCACTTCCGGAGCCGCCAGCCACATGACGCAACTGATAGCTGACTCACTGAGTCGGCTATTGGGTGCGAATGCACTGCCTCGTAAATCCCTTGTTGTTATTGCCGCCTACGGGCGGCTTCTTTTTGGGAGTCACCCATGCACTCGAATCCCATGCTCTGGCTCATCGCTGGCATTACCGCGCTGGGCGCTCTCATCTCATTTATGAACGAACCGGCAGGTGTGCAATGGCTGCTTTTAATGTGGGCGCAATAGTTAATCAATTTAAGGAGAAGGTATGACAGACCAGAGCAAGCATTACGATTACTACAAGGTGGAAGGGGAAGAAGTTAAGTCGCTTATTGCCGGATATGATGCGATCGGAGAGCAACGCAACAACATATTGCCTGAAGCAGCCGGCAAGGTAGGCGCCATAGCATGGACAACATCTAGCGGATGGGGAGGAGGTGGTGGATTGCTTAGTGGATTTGTTTGGGAAAAGGGATATGAATTCCCCTGCCCAATGACTATTAAGCGTGAAGAGATGTTTGATGGAAAGCGGGTGGTTCTTGGAAGGGGCAAAGGAAATACAAAGGAAGGGAGGACTTTCAATAAGCAGCTCGATGCTGCGATGCAGGAAGCTAACGCAAAGCTAAAATCGCTTCCTGAGTGGAAAGACTACATCGTTAACCACTACGGCATTATGCGTACTGGCATTGGCGGGCAGTCTGGTCGCGGTTTCGGTTTCGCAATGCTCTCAACATATGGCGGTAAAGCGCCTGGCAGAGATGATTGCCTGGTCTTTGCCATCCCGAACAACACAGAAGATCGCCATGGAGAGGTGGTAATTCCCGACAACTTCCAAAAGCTCACTTACGGTCAGTTTTACGACATCGTGAATAGCAAACCTAACGAAGCCGCCTGAGGGCGGTTTTTTATTGCCTGGAGATAACCAATGGCCGGAAACACTCCATTCATGAAGGTGCCGGAGCTTGCGGCACGCATCAATGTCTCTCCCAGCACCATCTATCGCAACCCTGCCAGATATCACATGTTCAAAGTAGGCGGCTCATGGCGGGCCAGCGAAGAAAGCGTGGAAAAGTTCTCTCAAACATCCAACAATGTATTCCGGCTGGCTGTGGTCGGTAAGGAACATATGAAATGCCGATCTACAAAAGAGGTAAAACCTACTGGGTCGATATCTCCGCTCCAGATGGAACGCGAGTTAGACACTCTTCTGGCACCGAAGAAAAGGCAAAAGCGCAGGAGTACCACGATAAGCTGAAGCATGAGATGTGGGATGTATCCAGACTAGATAAACGTAAGGAACATCTATTTGAGGAAATCGTAATCATGGCCCTCAAGGATGCAGAGGGCCAGAAGCTATACGATACGAAAAAAGGGTATGCGAAGTACTGGCTTTCGGTTTTTAAAGGAAGAGCTATCTCCAGCATTCAGGGGGATGAAATTGCCAGGAAGATGCCTACCCATGCTCAGCATAAATCCCGAAAGCCGCTTGAGAACGGAACTATCAACCGCTACCGGGCATTTATCATCAGGGCGTTCTCACTGGCTCTTAAGCATGGATGGATTGACCACAGGCCATACGTACCAGAACTCAGAGAGCCTAAGGTTCGCGTGCGGTGGATAAGGAAGTGGCAAGCAAGAGAGCTGATTGAGTCAATCAACTCCCCTGCACTAAAGCGGATGGTCTCCTTCGCCTTGCTTACCGGAGCAAGGCGCGGAGAAATACTTACGCTTAAGTGGGATAACGTTGATATCGAAAACAGAAATGCGATGGTAACCGCCGAGAACGCAAAATCAGGACGGGCCAGATCACTGCCGCTTAACGATGAAGCGATAAAAGTACTGCGTGAATGTGATATGTCATGCGAGTACGTTTTCTCAATGAACGGTGAAAGGTTGATGGATATCGAGAGGAAAGAGTTTAACCGCGCCCTGCAGGCCGTACAAATTTCTGACTTCCGTTTTCACGACCTGAGACACACTTGGGCAAGCTGGCATATTCAGAATGGAACACCGCTCATGATGCTGAAAGAAATGGGCGGCTGGGAGACCCTGGAAATGGTGAAAAAATATGCCCACCTTAGTGCTGAACATTTGAACAGATTCGTTGACTCTGTCACGTTTTTGACACAGGAAGACGAATTACAAAAAATAAGGGGTGGAAAGAAGCGCGTAAACGGATGA